GAACCAGTTATATAAGAATTTGTGTCAATAGACCAGCTGTCTGGTCCAAGTCTTTTTAATAGACCAACTCCAGAAGTTATTGCTGCAATTGCACTAAGATCTCCGTCAACTGGTTGATATCCAGACAAAGAAGATGATAGTGCATATGTACTTGAGTCATAGGACCATGTTCCTGCTGTATTTTTTAGAAGACCAGTGCCAGAACCAAGAGTATTAATTCCTGCAAGATGTGAACTGTAAGCTTGAACGTCTGTTCCAATTACAAGACCTAAAGATGTTCTTCCAGAGGATGCATCAAGACCTGAAGATCCACCGTCCCATTTATTTCTATCAGTATATGCGGTGTCCCAATTAGAAGAATTATTAGTTACTGTAGTGTATGTTGAATCTGTTCCACGAACAACAATTCCAGTTGTTGACAATGCAGAAATATTTGTAAGGTCTAAATCTTTTGGTTGGTAGTCTGATATGGCATCAGCCTTGGTTAAATATGTAGCTTCTGCTGTTGCTGTTGAGAGCAAGTTACCAAGTTGTGTTTGTATAGAAGATGTTACTCCATCTAGGTATCCTATTTCTGTAGATGTAACATTTCCAATACTTGTTGTTGATGGAAGAATTACTATGCCAGTAAATGTTGGACCAGATAATGTAGCATATGCTGTTAGGTCTAACTGTGTGCTTGGAACTTTTCCTGATGGATCATCAAGTGTCGCTACGCCACCTGCAATACCTTTTGCACTCATAGGAATGTAGCCAGTTGAAGTGTTGCTTATGTCAGAAACTCTTGCAATTGTATCTGGTATAACTGCATCTGAAATTTCTCCGCCAGTAAGTGTTGGCTTTGAGTCTAGCTGAGTTTGTATAGCAGAGGTTACGCCATTTAAATATCCAACTTCTGTAGCACTTACGTCACCAATTGATGTTGTGGATGGCAAGACAACTATCCCAGTAAATGTTGGTGCATCTAAAGGTGCAAAACTTGTTGCAACAAACTCTGTTGTTGCAATTCTAGTACTATTGTTTCCAGCTGTAGCAGTTGTTGCTAAGGGTAAGCCAGTAAACTCTGGACTTTCTAGTGGTGCATAGCTAGAAAGACTTGAATTTAAAGCGTAAGAATTTGTGTCTATGCTAAATGCATCTTCACCAGTTCTTTTTACAAATCCAGTACCAATAATTTCTGTAATTGAAGTAAGTCCTGGATTATATTCTTGTACATCTAGACCAATGCTACCAGAAGTAAGAAGATCTGCTTCTGCTGCAGTTTGATTTTTCCATTGAGAGGTTGCACTATCATATGCAAGAACTTCATTGTCTGCTATAGTTCCACTAATTGTTACATCTGTAAGACTGCTTATATCTGTGACTGCAGAAACCGTTTCATTTATCCACTTTGAAGTTGTGGTATCCCAAACAAGTGCTTGTCCATCTGTTGGGGTTCCAGTAATTACAACATTTGAAAGACTGTCAACTGTATGGTTGTGTGATGTAGAAGACTTGCTATCAATTTGTGTTTGAATGGCGGAAGTTACACCGTCAAGATATCCTATTTCAGTGTCAGTAACTCCAGATACAACTGTTTGAAGCCCTGCTTCTGCTGCTGTTTGATTTTTCCAAAGACCACTTGCACTATCATAGGAGAGGATTTCATTATCTGCTATTGACGCATTAGCTTCAAGAAGTACATCATGAATTTCTTTTAACTCAAAACCATTTTGTACCTTAACAAAAATCTCACCAGTGTTTGCATTTTTTCTAGTAACAACACCAATAAAAACTAAATGTGCAGGAGCAACAGGCTTGTTTGTAAGACCATAAATTAAATTACCATCTGTACCAAGCCATACTGGATCACCCTCTGCACCTGCGGTAGATGTGTCAAGACCTGCTAGAAGACCTTCTGTTACAACTTTAACCAATGCATTGTTTGCTCCGCCAGATTCTAAAAGACCAATAGTCTTACTAGATGTTGCTTCGGATGCGTTAGAAGCTTTTGAAACAACCATGTTTGTTCCATTAGAAGAACTTACATATACTGCTTGACCTTTTGCAATAGCACCATTTAATCTAACATCATGTTTTAAAACTGCGGTATAGTCTGCAGATGGAGCATTTATTACATCAATATGTAATTCATTAGATGCGTCTTCATATGTTACAGAAGCATTGGTGTGGTTTGCGTGGGTAAATAGTGGGGCTACAAAGTCTTGTACCTGCTCTTGTGAAAGGCTTACAACACCGTTTACTTCTACCCAATAAGTACCATCATAAATATAGAACTCACCAGTATCATTCTTATACCAGGCATCTCCAGTTGCTGGACTTGATGGGGCAGTGGTTGAAACATTAATGTCTGATCCGCCATCATTACCAACGGGAACCCAAGCACCATTGGCATATACTTTTACTGCATCAGATGTGGTATTGTAATAAATGTCACCTTCAACTGGTGAGGATGGGTCTGAAGCTAAATTGACCAAATTAATAGGGTTTAAAAACTTTTTACTAGCCATAGTAGTTTAATTATATCATTTATGTAGGTTTAAGTATAGGATGTTCTACAAGCCATTATAGTTCTGCTTCTGATGCCCAATGAAAAGATATTCCATTTGCGTTAGCACCAGAAGAACTAAGTGCTCTAAACGAGTTTTCTCCTGAACCATCAAGACTTCCAGTAACGCTTTGCTGGCTAGAGCCATAAGTTTCTCTTGTAACTTTTCCAGAAGCACCAGTCATGGTATCCCAAATAGATAAAGTTGGGCTTGACTTTCTTTTTGATACTTTATACGGAACAGATGTAACTATGTATCCAGTGGTAGGTGCAGCAGACCCACTAAAAAATGCTCCTACGATGGTACTTGTTCCAAGAGCAGTTCCTAAATCGTAAGACTTCTCATAGTACCTTTGGCACAATGCTAGTTCTGTACCAATAGGACGTTGTTCAAACGGGGTGGCTATAGAACCCTTTTCAACTTGCACACCCCACACATCAAATGTAAAGGTTGCATTTATTGGTAAAGAAAAGAATATGTGTAGCGATGAATCTGGATTAGTTCCTAATGTTTTTCCAGATAAAGACGGAACGGTAACTGTGTAAGTAAACTTAGTCCAAGAAGTTGTAACCGCTACGCTTGTAGCAACTGTTGTGTACTGAAAAGAAGATGGTGAACCACCAGAGCCATAAGCTTGACCAATTAAAATTCCAGGAATTGTAGTGTTAGCAGATGTTTTAGCCCAGAATGAAATTACAATATTCTGTCCAGCAAAAGTACGGACGTCTTCAATTTTCTGGAGTAAATAGTTATACGTTGCTCCAGAGCCAGCAACAGACTGATTGTATCTTAAAAAGTATTTTGGTTCGTATTCTGAAATTGCTCCTGCTCCAGGGGTAAAAGATTGCTGAGTGATAAGGCGAGTTGAGCCAGAACCATCTAGCCAAGTTAACCATCTATCTGCGTTGTAACCACCATTACTTGGAGTAATTGATGTGCCTCGTTGCCAGATATCCATACCACCATTGATAATGGCATTGCGGAAACCACTGATAGGTGTAGTAGTCATGTTTGGGTACTCTGACAGATCAGCAGAAGTTAAATAGGTGTTAGTGTCTAGTGACCAGGATATCATTCCCATTCCATAGTTTGCAAACTTAACTATTCCACTTTGAATAGTAATATTTCCAAATGTACTAGAGAGTGTTGATAAAGCACCATTAAGTGGCTGATATGTAGAACTTGCTGTAGATATATCTAATTTATTTCCAAGAGCAGTTGTGATGGTGGATGCATAGTTTGCATCATCTCCAAGTGCTGCTGCAAGTTCATTAAGAGTATTTAATGTTGAGGGTGCAGCATCAATTAAATTGGTTATTGCTGTTCCAACATATGTTTCTGTTGCGTATCCAGAAATAGATGCACCTGCAGGAATTGTAACCGTACCAGTAAATGTGGGGGAGGCTAGTGGAGATTTTGTACCCAACTGTGTTTGAATAGCACTAGTTACGCCATCAAGGTACCCAATTTCAGTGTCTGTTACGTTGGTTACTATTGGCTGGTATGTGGTTGCTGCGGTAGATGAAGAAAGCTTTGTACCTAACTGAGTCTGAATAGATGATGTAACGCCATCTAAATATCCTAGTTCAGTATCTGAAACATTTGAAACTCTTGGCTGGTAGTCAGCAGTTAGATCAATTCCAATAATTTCCCAAGATGTACCATTATAACGATATCCCTGATATTCATCATTAACTTGTGGAGCAGGAGAGGTTGGAAAGATAGTTGCCATATGTCTATTTTATCACCTATTTATGCGTATGGCACCTAGTTATCATATATAATGTATGATACAGGACTGTTAATTTTGTCATCTAAACTCTTCTGAATTCTAATCTGCTGAATAGCAGTTTCTTCAGCAATTTTTTTAGATTGAAAAACTACTCCCTTTAATCCACACCTAACCTTAACCCACTCGTTAATCCCAGTTCTTCTTTGAACTGATGCCTTATAGGTTCCTTTTTCAGGCAGGTATGTAATAACTGCACGATACTGATGTTCTTCTACAAGCATCTCATCTTTTAGTTTGCGATTAAACATTATCAAACAACGCTTTCTTTAGTGCTGGCTTTGGCTTAGCCCCAACAATATGCTTTAGTTTTTCTCCACTATTGTATAGCATAATAACTGGGATGCTATTGATGCCAAGTGCTTGTGCAAGTTCTGGACTCTCATCAACATTGATCTTTAGCAAACGAACATCCTGCTCTTTAGATAGTTCTTCAATTACAGGTGTTAACATCTTGCATGGTCCACACCACTCAGCCCAGAAGTCCACGAGGGTCTGACCTGACTTAACTTCTTCAATAAATTCTACTAGATTCATTACGACACTACTCCATTGTTTCT